ATCAAAGGCAGGAAAATTTTGATTACAGATATTCAGATGGCACTCTTCAAGTCCTGAATAACAATAACCTTTCAAACTTTGAAGTCGTATTTAAAAACTTATGGCCTACAGAATTGTCAACACTTTCATTTGATGTTACTGGTGGTGACAATGACTTCCTCTCAGCAACTGCAAGTTTCAAATACACCATTTACGAAATAAGAAATGTAAACTCGCAAACAAAGAGATGATCAAATTTGAGCACCAATGGGGTGGCGAAGATAATTGGTACACTAAGAGTAAGCGATGGGCAAACAAACAAAAGTTTCCTGTCAATCATCTTGCATTGGGATTAATTGAATGGTTGTATGAACACTGGATTGATGGTAAAGTGGAGATGGAAATGCAATCCATTGACAAACAAGTAAAAGCTATCGGTGAAATATGGGACGCAGAAGATGAGCGAAACAGACAACCAACAGTGGAAGAGGGACCTTCTAGCGTGCCCGACCTTCCCACTCTCAGAATTAGAGCTCCGTTTGTTGAGAGAGGGACCGAAGAGCCTAGCACAAGCGTGGCATCTTCAAGCAATACGGTACAGATACCTGACCCGTGGGATTACTCGGGGGACTGGAACGACGCACAAATAGGACTTTATAATGAATCTAGAAACGCTTCAAGAAATGTGGAGGAAGGACAGCGTAATTGACACTGACCTTTATTGTGAAGAATCCACAAAAGTACCACAACTCCATATGAAATATATGGAGTTTTTTACAACATACTCTCTGATGAAAAAGGAGAGGGAGTTGGAATACAATCAACTGGTTAGAGACAAATGGTTGTATTACAAAGGGAAGGCACCATCTTCGGTTTACAAAGAAATGCCTTTCGATCTCAAACTTACTACTAAGGAAGAGATCAGTATGTTTATTGATGCGGATGAAGACATTCGCAAAGTGCAATACAAAATCGCATACATAGAGCAGACTCTAGCGTTTCTTGAAAGTGTACTGAAACAGATCAATAACAGGACATTCCAAATCAAAAATGCAATTGAGTGGGAGAAGTTTAAGAATGGATTCTAATGAATTACGGTCTCTTCTACAAGCAAGTCACATTTAACCGTGACTCAATAGCAACAGTCCAAAGAGCGATTGCCAACGAAAACCTTGAATGGAATGTTGGCAAAATTTTTAATCAAGAAAACGATACAAAAAGAAAAACGGAAGTGGCATGGGTGAAAGACCGAGATCTTTTACTCATGCTTTTGCGTATGGTAAAACAAATCAACAAAGGAGCACACTGGAATCTAAACATCACTGGTGTAGAACCTGTGCAGTTTGGATCGTATGGCGAAGGTGGTTTCTACGATTGGCACATTGATCAACATCCTAAAGTTTTGAATGGTGTTGTACGTAAGATCAGTATGTCTCTCTTTCTCAATGATGACTTCTCAGGAGGGGAGTTTGATTTGGAGATATATAAACCAGGAGAAAAACAAAGGTTTGTCACAATCACACCTAAGAAATACTCCGCCGTTTTCTTTCTAGCAGATCAATGGCATAGGGTCCGCCCCGTCACTGCTGGACATAGAAAATCACTTGTAGCATGGTTTTATGGTCCCCCCTATGTTTGATTTGAAGATCAGCAAGAAGAATGAAGTTTACCTAAAGGTCGAAGCAGAGCCACATATTAATTACGAATTAGCAGACTTCTTTTGCTTTGAAGTTGAGTCTGCAAAATTCATGCAGAAGAATCGAAGATATAAAGGTTGGGATGGAAAAATACGCCTGTACTCCCCAGGGACGGGAGAGATCTATGTCGGTCTCATTGACTATCTCTTGGACTGGGCGAAGGAAAGGCAATACACTTATGAGATTCAGGACTCCAAATTCTTTGGTAGTCCTACAGAGGTAAATGAAATGATTACTCCTGAGGGGGTAGCATCTTTCGTAAAGGGGTTAAATCTACCCCATCGCGTGAGGGATTATCAGTATAAAGCTGTATACGAGGCACTAAGATATAATAGGAGACTTTTATTATCACCGACAGCTTCTGGTAAATCTCTGATGATCTATACATTAGTCAGATACCATGTTAATGCGGACAGAAATATTCTAATAGTCGTACCCACCACGTCTCTTGTCGAGCAGATGTACAAAGACTTTGAGGAATATGGATGGATGGCGTCCAAATATTGCCACAAGATTTATGCGGGGCAAGAAAAATACACGAGCGATCAGGTAGTAATTACCACTTGGCAATCTATCTATAAAGAACCTAGACGCTGGTTTGATCGATTTGATGTCGTCATCGGTGACGAGGCGCACCTTTTCAAAGCTAAATCTTTGACTTCTTTGATGTCCAAACTCCATGAGTGTAAGTATCGAATCGGGTTTACGGGGACACTAGATGGAGCAAATGTAAATCAACTAGTGCTGGAAGGTGTCTTTGGGAGATGCTCTCAAGTCACACGCACTAATGAGTTAATGAAGGCTGGGCATGTTGCCAAACTTAAAGTTAATATCGTGTTGCTAAAACACGAAGAAAAAATATTTGAGGGTTACCAAGACGAGATATCTTATTTAGTTGAGCATGATGGAAGAAATAGGTTCATCAGAAATCTAGCGTGTGATCTGAAAGGCAATACACTAGTGCTATTCAACTTTGTGGACCGTCACGGCATCCCTCTTTACGAGATGATAAATAGTTATACAAAACGACCTGTGCATCTTGTCCACGGGGGTGTTGACGTTGATGACAGAGAAGATATCCGTCTTCTCACCGAGCAATCAAACGATACGATTATCATTGCATCTTACGGCACATTCTCTACAGGTATCAATATTAAAAATTTACATAATGTTATCTTTGCTTCTCCATCCAAATCTAGAGTACGTAATCTCCAATCTATTGGACGTGTATTGAGAAAGGGGGAGAATAAAGCGCAAGCAACTCTTTATGATATTGCAGATGACATATCTACCGATCGCGGTAATAACTACACACTCAATCATTTAATGGAAAGAGTGAAGGTTTACAACCAAGAAAAGTTCCAGTATGAAATCACAGAGGTAAAGGTAAAAACGTATGATTAACTACGCAAGACATGATGAAGAATTCTATGGAATTTTTAAACTTAATAATGGTGAGGAAGTTGTAGGTAAAGCAATCCTGACAGAGGATTGTGGTGAAACAATCGTCTTCCTACAAGATCCTGTAGTCATTGAAACTTTTACTAAAGAGTTAGAAGACGGCAAAGTTGCTAGGGGGATGGGATTCTCTCACTGGATGCAAATGAGTGAAGAAGAATTTTTCATCCTTAGGGAAAAAGATATTGTATCTCTCGCATCGCTATCGCCAGAGTATGTCATGATGTATGAAGCGTACATCGCTGGTGAAGATATAAAGAATGCGGGTAATACAAAAAAAGTATCCCTCGATACGGATATGGGATACAAAGGAAACGTCAAAGAAGCAAGACAACTCTTTGAAAAGATATATAAGAATCCTAGTTACTATAAGTAACCTTTCAACCCTCACATGGTTATTCTACAGAGAATTGACAATCTTGTCAAGTGTGTTATAATACAAACAGGCGAAGAAAACAAATATGGGAATTGCTCCACCAATGAAAAAGAAGCAGCATTATGTAAATAATCAAGAGTTTCTTGCCGCCCTAATTAAATACAAAGATAAGGTTGCCATTGCGGAAGCAAAAGGTTTGCCGAAACCTAGAGTAGATAATTACATCGGCGGTTGTTTCCTCAAGATTGCAACACATTTATCATACAGACCAAACTTCATCAACTACATGTATAAAGATGATATGGTTTGTGATGGTATTGAAAACTGCATTCAGTATATCGATAACTTTGATCCACAGAAGTCAAAGAATCCTTTTGCATATTTTACACAGATTGTGTACTATGCATTCTTAAGACGCATTGCAAAAGAAAAACGGCAGTTGGACATCAAGGAAAAAATCCTTGAGAAGTCTGGTTATGATGAAGTCTTCTCGGTTGACGGGGACGGCGGAGCAGAGTATAATCAGATCAAGTCCCGCATTGCCATCAATAATAAACGGTGAAAATTCTCCTTATCACAGATCAGCACTTCGGTGTACGAAACGACAACCAGTCTTTCATCAACATCTATAAGAAGTTTTACAACGACATAGTTGTCCCTTTTATCAAGGTATCTAAGATTGATACCGTGATTGCTCTTGGCGATACCTTTGATAAAAGGAGATCTATTAACTTCATGTCTCTTGCGGAAGCAAAGGAGATGTGGTTTAATCCTTTGGAGAGCATGGGTGTAACTATGCACATGCTCACGGGTAATCATGATATTTACTACAAGAATACCCTAAGGATCAATGCCCCTAGAGAATTACTGGGAGAGTACAACAACATCATCGTCCATGACAGTCCAACTACTGTTAATTTTGAC